CTTATTAACGACTTTCTTTAATACATTGATATTGGATTTTCTAAGGCTCTGATAGGTAAGAGGAAACAACCTCTGTAATTCTTCTTCTACAAAGCCTAGCTGATTACCTGAATAGATCTGCCATGACTTCCAATCCTCTTCTCTTCTACGTCTATTCTCTGAATTCTCAATCTCGGAAACTAAGAGACTTACTTGTCCCTTATCTAAAAGGTCGATTTCACTCATTCATTCATCCTTGATAGTATCTAATCTAAATATTAAGCACTTACTCAGTTATTGTCTAATCTATGAGTATCCATGCCACTCTTATACAAAGAGTAAGGTACGTTACCAAAGTTCCTGCTTTCAACACAAAAGCTATAGTCTTCCAATCCATGCCCATGTCACTGATAAAGCTAACTATTTCCATCCCTACCTCATTATTATATCTACAGCATAATCTTTCTTTAGTGGTTGAAAGTACCAGATACCATAGCCCCATGCATCACTAGCATGAGATAGATTTATATTAGATTTATCTATACCAGATCCATCCTCTTTCCACCCTAATAATTCCATATCTTTTATTAGCGATACACAGCTTGGATCTATTACAACTCTCCTGTGAAACAATCTGCTGTTAGCATTGATGACTCTACTCTCTACTGGTGGGTTTCTAAACCTCTGAGTAGTTAGCCCATAGCTCTCAAAGATCTGATAGTTAGTCTTAGTAATAGCTGTATCTCGTTTGTTGTTACCAGTGCTATCTCCAATTACAATTGCATTAGGATATTTAGCTTTAACCTTAGGTGCCATAACCTCAGTGCCTTGGAACTTAAGATGTTCCTCTCCTATAGCATATGTACATCCATCCCTATGGAACATATAAACACCACAGTAATTAGATATATTATAATCAGTGAAGAAGTGGACATAATCATCTCTCTTTAATAAGTGTCTGCATTCTTGAACGTGTATGTTCCTATCGAACTCGTCATATACTGAGCCCTCTTTAATTCTAAGTCTCTGTGCTAATACCTCTTGTTGGAATAGCCTTGGAGAGTAATCATCTTTTAGCATCTGAATATACTCTTCTGATAGAGCTAGATTCTCATGAGTAGTAGCATGGATTACTTTCTTATTAGCGGCTTTCTTTACATCGAAATACTCATAGATAAAGTTGAATCCACAAGGGGTAGATGAGCATCTAAGTAGCTCTGGCTTAACCCTCAACCTACTGAGCATTGTAGTCCATGCCTCTTGCTTATAGTACTCAACCTCATCAGCTATTATGATTGCTATATTAGGTCCCCTAAAGGCAGAGTCATAGTTATTAGCACCCACACCATTGATGATCACACCATTGGTAAAGGTAAACTCCATTGATTGTCTGTTGTACTTATAATCGATGTGCTCTTCTAGCTTAAACATCTGAAAGACTTTCAAGAGCTCTGGTAGTACTGACTTCTTGAACTGAGGTACATCTCTGGCCACCATCATTATTCTAGTACCAGGATATTTATACATAGAGATTACTGCGAATACAGCGTTAGCATATGTCTTTCCAAATCCTACGCCGCATGACAGCAATACTGATTTCTCTGTGGATGATATGTACTCTAGTTGCTTATCCCAGAGTCCGATATCTACTTCCATTAACTGACTTCTTCTACAGATAGTTTAGATAGGTTGTTTAGGTTCACATTTATAACGGTGTCTTTCTTGTCGCTGTTAATAATATCCACTCTCCAGTCATGATTACAGGTCAGCATAAACTGTGAGAATGATGCATTATACTTATTCTTAAGGGCGTTTCTAGCGATAGTAGACTCTTGTAATTTACGCGCTCTCCTATAAGCGGCGAAAAACTCTGGGTATTCATTCTTCCAATTAGTTAAAGTGTCATCGCAAACATCTATTTTCATTGCGAAATCTATGAACATTGGGCAATCTGGAGCATCCCCGGTGACTGTAAAAAATTCTATTAGTTGTTGGCAATATTCTGGCTTGTATTTAGACGGTCTGCCCTCTGGCTTTGAAGACTTCTCTTCACTCATTCTGAACTTCCTTGTCAGGTATACACTTACTCTGGCATATAATGAGGGCATCTACAAGAATTAAGGATGGGTCTTAGTAGGAATCGAACCTACATCCTCCTGGTTTTTTAGTTCCTGGGGCTCTACCACTGAGCTATAGACCCATTAAGAAAAAGACCTGTTGTTAAAAATAGGACTTTAACATTTCAGTGTTAAGTCTAATCTCCCATATAGATTTCATATATACAAGGATCTGGTTCCTTAAGATCTGCATATGGATCTACAATAACCTCTAAACCTAGTGCAAATGTAATGCTGGTGATAATGACTAAGACGATAAGTACCTTGCTCTGCATAATTATAGGGTAGCATAAGAAGCCCTCCCTGATAAATAGGAGGTGGTCACTTATCAAGATAAGAGATAACTACAGGAACAATAAACATCGACAAATATCCTGCGGCAGTAATTCCCATGCAAATAATCAGAGCTGACGGGCCCTTGGTATCTTTCATCATATTGATCCTATAATAGCTGCGACTATAACTAGCAGCCACATCATGGCACCTATAGTAAATCCTAGGATAAAGCCAATAAGTGCTTCTATTATCATCTTAAAGGTAACTATACGAGACAATCAACGTCACGGTGTGTATTAGCTGGTCAGCCCCTATAACAACAAAGAAATTATGGACCTCCCCTTTTTTCCAGTAGCTAGAGCTTATCCTTGAGGTGATATAATCCACTATAAAATGGACAACCCCGTTAAATAGAGCGAATTTCCATCCAAAATAAGTAAGAGGAATTGAATATACTGCCACATGGATTCCTAGCCACTTGTTAGATGTGCTTTTATTTTTTGCCATCTTGTCGGATTGAAGGACGAAATCAGCTATAAAATGGATCGATAACACCAAGGCTATATCGGTTACGCTTACCCAACCTACCATTTAAACCTCAGTGTGTGGCCGATAGGGAGCTTAATATTACCCCAGTCTTCTAGCGGCTTTATCTTATACCCTAATCTTATATCTAGACCGCTCTTCTCTGTTCTTCTAAACCAATATATATGCCCTTTCTCAGTCTTTGCTCTTAAGAAATACCAGCCATAGACACCACGTTTCTCGCTTATGGCCTTTCTATACCAACCGAGCCTCCTGTGCTCTGATGTAGTAGAACTTACATTAACGTCCCCACTGGAGTGACCTGCTAGATAATCAACCCGCTTAATCTCATGATGTGCTAGAAACCCTCTCTTAAAACCATTAATGGGATTCCTTATAACTGCCCAATAGAAGGCATCTTTATAGTGAGTGCTAAACTTATCGTCCTTCTTCTTTTCCATTGTGTAATTCTGGTAATGCTTGGAACCATAAATGCCATCGTCTGATGCGTTGTCGAACCAAGCCGCCCATTTAGGCAAGTGCCATTCCTCGTGCCAATAGGCATGCCTATCCTTAGTCCAGTCTGATTTAATAAAGTTCGTAGTGGCCTTCCACCTAAAAGGATAAGCAATAGTAAACATTACAGGGCTTATAAGCATCACTAGTACTGATAGAGTATTAGTCCATAATAGTTGCCAGATAAATTTCAGTATATGTTTAGTCATCTATTAGCCCGTCCAATAGTTCTTTCACTATGTATTTACTCATCCTAACATCCTCACAGTCGCTTAAAATCTCTCTTATGTCTTTAAAAGTGTTGAAGTCATCTAGAAACTTGAGCTCATCCACCCATATCTTTTGAAGCTCAGAAAATTTAATAGACCTAGACTGGGCCACAGGTATAAGCTCACTGCCTATTCTGAAAGAGTAATAAATCACACTACCTTCTCCGCCCCCTAGAGGGTATTCGTTTTGAACAAGATCCATATAATTACTCCTATTGTTATTAACGTCTGTACCATCCAAATATGTCCGGCGTGATATGCATGTAATCTAGCTGCCTCTACAAATATATTAGTAAATGCATGTGGTAGATCTCTATTAAGCTTAATACGCTTTATATGTGGCATCATCTGTTTAAAGAACTCTTTTAGATGCATGCCATCCTTTATCATTCGCCAGCTCATTTGTCCTCGAATATGTGGTCAGCATTAGTAAGGTGAAATTTAGCTGACTTGAGTGCTAGTTTTATCGGGATATCTATCTTGCCTTCATAAACACCTATGAATCTCCATGTGGTATTTATAGCTTCTCTACAATAGTGCTTAACCGTCTTGAGCTCTAATGTTAGTTCACAGCCCATACAATCTCCATCGTTAGGGTCATATAACAGGCCACAGTCATCGCAATAAGTTGTATCCATGCTCATATAAGCTTCCTAATTTTATTCTCATAATAAGGTGTTAACGTATCATTTATAAGTAGTTCAGCTAGAACATCGCGCATCTCACCTATTTTCTCTCTAACTCTATTATGATCATCCACCTCACAGTCCCAGCAGTATATAGATCCAGCTCTAAAAGCATTTAAGGTCTTTGATACATCACATTTATGGCAGATTCTTCTATGCATCTAATGCCTCTAGGGCTTCGCGAGTTAAAAGGGCCACGTGAAAACCATCTACCATGTGGTAGTTAGCATGGTCATTGAGCTCTTGAACGCATGCTCTTAGTAGCTTGTTTTGTTTTATTATTCCGATATTACCGGCCATGTAGTCGATCCACATATCGGCATCAGGGCAGTCTTCACATTCGATCTTTATTCTACTCATACATACTCCTGATAAAGGAGGCAGAGAATAATCAGGATTCCTCTACCTCCAGAAATGCTTTGCAAAATGTCCCATCTTGTAAACAGGAATCTAACTAGTATCATGCTGGTATAAATATGCAAGAAGCTTTTAGTCGTAGATGTAATCTATATATCGTTATTTACATTAC